GACATTCACACACATGCTGGTGTATGTGTCCATAAACCTATGGGGAATAAGTTTATCTCCACTGTCATTCAAGTCAAATGGTGTTCGCTTACCAGCAACGAACGCCTCAACGGCAGTAGAAATAGACCTCCACATTCCGCGTTCAGCCGGAATGCAGGGAACAACAAGAGGACGAGCGAACTTAGTTGGATCATGAGGACCAGAGTGCTCAGCATTCTGGCACAGGTAAAGTTCCCAAAGAGCTCGACGGCACCACACAGGTACTCTCAATCGTCCCTTGCAAGGATGACCGAGACCACCAAGGCTAGCCGGCAGCTCTGCGGGCCTGAGCTTCTTCATTGCAATCTTTCGCTGCGAGCGATAGATAGTTCTTGCGCAACGTGCAAGTCGATTGAACGAAGAAGGGTCCACAGAATGTTGACTCATGATCCCATTACCATTCCGTACAAACTCCTTCAAGGATGGAGGTCTAAACGACTCGAGGCCGCCTGCACTACTCTTGGAAGTAAGTGCGTACGCTTCGCAGAACACGAAGCCAATACGAGACCTATAAGACTTTCCTTGATGGAGTTCGCTACCTACACCGCTGGCTCGCTCGGCGTAGGAGGAAATATTGAGTGGATGAGTAACAGCAGCAAGATCATCACCGCAAATGATACGATGCTGTCCAAGACGGTCACTCATCCAGTGATTGAGGAGACTCAAGACGATAAACGAACAAGGCGTACCCATAAGGGAGCCACGTGTCTTGGGTATCTCCACACACCCCTCAATCACCTCATATTTCTTTCTGCAAGATTCAGCCTCGCTGTGTTCCATGTCCGAAAGACGGTAACGGACATAATGAGGTACGTGACCCACACCCAGACTCTCGGTGAGGGACTGGACAAGGTGAGCGGGGAGACCGGCTCGACCAAGTCCAGCAATGACTGCACGTATCGCATCATGACCAAAGCCGTCGGTGGCACACGTGAGATCTGCCGAAAGGAAGATCTTACGATCATGGAACCCACTCATAACTCGAGCAAGAACGTCCTCTTCCGTATGCGGGGCATAAGGAAGAATCTGAGGGACGCGCTCGAGCATACGAGGCCAGATGACTTGTCTTACAAGGTCACCTTGGGCGAAAACTGCTGCTGGTGGAATGGTAATGACTCGTGCCTTCATCCCGAGTTCTGCAATTACGGAACAAGAATGTACAACTCGAGAACCCGCTGCAATACGGAGGAGATGGCTCGTACCAGACGCCATCCCACGTATTGCGCTCGACAACACCGGGTAATCAAATTGTGCATCCTTTCGCACTTGCATACTCAGTCGGTGCTCAAATTCAGAAGCAAGACGGGAGCGCTCAGGGTTGCCAGACCCAGGAGCGGGGCGGCCGCTACGCAAGTAGCCGTCGCCCGCAGCAGCCCATGCAGCACGCGTAAGCGACTGCACGTAGGAGCTGTAGCC